GGTCGTGTACCAAAGTCGTCCTCGAACCATTCATGCAGCTTACGGCGCATGGTCGGGCTTTCGGCGTCTTCACGAGAAGCGATTGGGTCGTCAATGGCACCAATGTCAGCACGGAAACCAGAGATACCCTGACCCACACCAATGGCCTTGTAATAGGCTACGTTACTGTTTGAGAATTCAAAATAATCAGCAGCAGATGAGGACGCAGACAGGCTGCGTTCAGGAAATACTTCACGGTATCTCGGCTGATTAATTAAATTTCTTACCGGTTTTCCGAGGCGGTCTTTAGCAAAAGTTTGTGTGTGTGCACCCTGCAACCAACGATCATCGACACGTCTTCCGAGGTGCCAAGCCGCAAAACGAATTGACGCGTAAGAGCTTTTTGCACTCCCCGGCGGCATCGAAATTGCCAATCGCATTATTTCTTTATTGTGAATTGCTTCCATGTAGTCGATCAAAAACTCATGGTGCATTGCCGGTGGTTCATGTCGAAACATAAATTCGCAGAACGGACTAAACCTGAACTGTGCTGCATAACGAAGCTTTTCATCATATTGCGTGTCAATGGTTTTATGTAGAACATCAATGGCTTTGTACTGCGAAGTTAATTCCGTCGTCCCAGTCATGCTCTCCATAGCGTGCTTGGTTCCCACGTCAAGAGGTTCGCCCCGGCTGATACTATTGTCGAGCTTCCCTTTCAAATTGGACAGTTGTTTCAGTGCCTTACGATATTCTTCGCGTTCAGGTATCGTTATCAGGGTCATTACTCAAGTCCTCAAGGTGTTGCAAAATAGCAACAGGTTCAACTTCTGGTGGAATTATATCTATGAGTTCTGGCTCAGACAATTCCCTTGTGGCGGAAATTACCTTAGCCATATTCTCCAACAGAGTGTTAACTTCACCGATTTTTATTCTGGATTCATCATCTTCTGGAACGATTGCTGTACCTGTTCCTTCAATTTCTACCATCTTTTGTATATTAGCGACAGCCGAATTTGCTGGCGCAAACTGCCCAGCTTCTACCGCATTTAAATATATTTTCTTAAAAGCATTAGCACACCAAGTCATTGTCAGCCCCATTTCTCTTAGGGATTTAAATGTCTCTTCATTAGGCTCATCCATCGCATCATTAATGCGCTGATATATTTCAGTCTTCAATTCTTTTACGCGTCTTTTAACAACCGGAGAGGTTGCCAATCGGGACGCCGCTGAATCATTAGGGGCGTACCCAGCTAGTGTGTACGCTTCTTTTTGCTTAAGACCTTTGGCGATCTGATAAGCAAATGCTTCATGTTTTGGGTTATCAATTGTTGGCATCAGTTACGTGCCTATATCCAGAGCGTTGATACGCATATTTTTTTGTCTGACGATACACTTCTTCAGCGCGGGCGCGTATTGGTGCCGTGTTCGCCAGCACCCATGCAGCGTCGGGGTCGCGGGGATAGCCAACACCAAAATAACATACGTGTGGTTGGTTCCCACCGGCTAAGCACCGGGCGAACTGTTCGTGGCGTATATTATCCAGTCGGGGGTGGATCGGGGGTTTCTTGGCCATGTTACCTGCGTCGTCGGAGCACCTCTGTTCCAGATACTCTGGACTTTTTCTTGGTCATAGGTGCGGTTGAGTTACGTTTCTGTGCGGCAGTACGGTCGTCTATCCGTGACACTGAGAAGGCCCTGTTGGCCTGCTTAGGGATCGGGTTTGCCGGTTGCACACTACCAGAGCTTACGCCGGATCGACGTACGGTCTCGTTTGCAATGGTAGTCTCAGAGTCCGTCCTGTGTCTGAACGGACCCTGAATTACTTTTGCTACCACTTACGCCTTCTTACGTGTGAACGGCGGGCCGTCCTTCTGCTTTCCAGCAGATACGCTAGTGCTAATCGGTGCAGCAGGCTTTCCAGCACGCAGCATCGCAGTCTTCTCGCCTTCGGTCTTTACAGCCATGATATCAATCTCCTTGGCTTGTGGCTTTTATACCACAGTTATAGGTGCGGTCGGTGCACACCCAAGTTCAAGCGCCCCATAGAGCGCCAATATTGCAGCTTCTGCACGTCCATCAAGGATACCACCACGTGGTCCCTTGAAGTGCGTTGCTGCGCCGGGGATTAGCTGTGATGCACGTTGACAAGCTGCACGCTTGTCGGCTGGCACCCGCATATCCTTCTTCCATCTTGCGGGCTTCACTTGTGTCAAGGGGATTTTTAACCCGGCGACGATGCCCTCAATCATTCCTTTGCCTTCACCAAAACTGAAAGCTGACACGACACCCATCTGCGGGGAGGCGTAAACCTCTTCTAGGTACACATGTGCCACCTCTTGCTGTTGCAACTCATGCACGATTGTGTACGGGTCGATCTTGACGCGGCGTTTGTTCGTTTCATACTCGAACGTAGGTGTGTCTACCAGACGTATAGTGCAGTCTTTAACATTCAAGAATGCGAATGCACCGCTGAGACCCGGATCAATACCACAAATTATGGTCATACACTATTTCCTTTAGAACAGTTCTCGTACATTGTCAACACCTGCAAATTCCACGGTACATGTAGTCCCCTCACCAGTGCTCCGCGTAGCGGTACAATATGATCTACATGGTGTTGTACCCCCGTTTCTTCGGTCAATTGTTTGGCTTCAGTATACTTTGCCAAAATTTCCCCAACTTGGTCTTCCGTCAACCACGGCGGTGTTGCTTTAATTTTGTGGGCTTTTCTCATCGCGTTTTTTGCCGCAAGCTTGTCTGGGTATTTTAACCTATACACTCTACCACTGCGGCGGTTAAATGTCGCCACACGCTCTTTATTATTAGCTGCCCAAGTTTTGGACCGCATCTTTACAGCGTCAACATTTCGCAAGTAATATTCATGTTTTAGTTTTGCCATTCCTATTGGATTATTTTTTCTCTGCTCTCTTGCTCTCTGTAGATATTCTTCTTTATTCTCTTCATAATGTTTTGTGTGCAGCGCCGCCTTACAAATTTTACATTGTTTTGCTACAAGCTTTCCTCCTTTGTCTACCCTAGTGTAGTGAGGTGTGTTGATTTTGCAGGTCTCACACAATTTAGCAACAATAGGCAAGGTTATCCTCATTATCGTTTCGCATTCATGTTCTGGCGGTCGGTCTCGCGATCAGCCTCATATTTCTTAGCAGGGATGGCTCGCACAAGGAACTTTTCACGTAGAGATTCTTCCAGAAACTCAGAATCCTCATGGTATTGTCTGCGCTCTCCTTCGGTCGGTACTGGCTTTGCCAAATAATCCTTCACACGTTCGCGTACTTGGGCCATTTGTGTGTCTGGCAGAGCATGCCAGCGTTGGTCGCTAGGGGTCAGGACTAACACAGTGCCCCGGTCAGCATCCGTATACGGTGTGCCTTGCGGTGTTCCATCCTGCTTCTTACCAAAGAACAGCCACTGGAAAAAATTCTTCATGTCACTTACCTTTTTTGTTGCTGGGAACTACCCGGTCTTCTTTGGTACTGACAATTTCAAGCACCTCTTCAGCGTTCACATTCAACAGCTTACCGTTTCCATTCAGGGCTACAATTCCTACAGCCTCTGAGTGTAAAACCTCAATCACCTCACCACCCAACTCTACAGCGCCCACACGGCACTTGACGATATCACCCTTCTTAGCGGGGAACCGCAGGCTGGTGCGCATCACCCACTGTTGTACAAACCCTTTGACCATGAACGGCATACGAGCGTAGCATCGGTCCAGTATGGACAGTAGATCACCCGCCACAGGCCAGTCAAAGAAGTCGTCCAGATAACGTCCGGCTTGGTAGGCGTCTGCGCTCTCTTGCAGAGCTAGTGTGAACCCAGCAAGAAACTCTCTGGAGTCGGCGTTAGCACCCTTAGCGCCATACATATTGGCCCACGACTGCACTTCGTCAACATATTCCACAGCAACCGCTGCCTTGACGTCATTATGGTGCCAACATGGGCGCACATTATTTTCTGTCACTGTTCTGTTCCTATAACAGTCTGTTGTTTAGGTGACATAATATACATAAAAAGTCACATGTCAAGCGATTATGGGTTGACAAACAGAAAAAGGCCCGCGTCAGCGGGCCATTTCAGTTAGTTTATGTCGAGTGATTCGTTACGACATTCCGAGCGCTGCAAGGCGTGAGGCCAGCATGACACTGTTTGCTTTCAGGTCAAACCGTACAGCAGATACAGAGAATGCTGCCATCAATGCCTCTGCTACTTCCAGTTCACTGGTTACGGTAACGTCGATGTGTGTGTCACCATTCCCTGCGGCCCCCGTAATAATGTCGGTGATGTCACCGGGGCTTGGCATTTCAACATCAGCAATGACGTCTTCGATGTCAACGAAGTTGTATTCCTGCTTTAGTCGGGTTGCCATGTCTTCTGAAATGATGCCACTGATGGAAGCCGCGTCAGCGGTATCTCGGTGGTATTTCATGACCGAATCGTAAGTGCTCTTGACCTGATCTTCGTTCGAGAAGTCAACATCATCGAATGTGCCAAACACATATACCATGAGGGTGCCTTGTTCTGTGATGTGCCCACTACGCGGCTTAGTGCGTGTGGTGGTGAATTTAGGCCACACAGGGGCCTCAGAGCCTGTGATGGCCTCTGGGGGTACTGCACCCATGGTAGCAGCGTGTGCTGCGTCGTTTTCGAGGGGTACCGGCGTAGCAATAATTTCACCTTCTGGCAAAGCAAAAATGTTAGGAGTTGCACCTTCCGCGTCCTCAAGTTCTTGGTAGGCTTCGCCGAGGAGTCCGTTAAGGAAGCTTTTAGCCTCCGTGCTATTTGCGTTATCCCGTGCCTCCACCAGAGCTTCGATCAAAGCATTACACCGTTCAGTGGTTGTGGCGAAGGGTTCACGCTCAGCCTTAAGTTTCGCTTCGCGCTGCATGATTTGGGCGATATCAGCGGCAGCAAGCTTGGCGACAGTATCGGCGTCAATCTGGGTCAAGTCCTCATCGACCGCAGCAGCAACCTTATCGAAGTCCTGTTCGGCGGTGGTAGCCGTATCGAATTCCGCTGGGTCCCCCTCCTTAGAGAGTTCGGCGATAGTTTCCAACTGCTGTGCCATGTCCGCCATAAGTTCTTCTAACTTGGCCTTAGTATCGTCGTCCATGGACGCTTTATCCACATCAAGGGCGAGGTGCTTGGCGATCAACTCAATGCGTGCGTTTATCACCAGCAACGCAGCACCGACGGCGTTGAACCCCATAAGAGTGCCAGCCTCAAACATCAGGCGCTGACGCGCCTCTTCAGTAATATCCTTCACGACACCTTGGGCATCAGACTTCATAGTAGACATAAGATTCTCCTTTTGATGGTTCACCCGCTACGCGGGCCTGTGTAAGTTCTGTGGTCTTCGTGTTCTGTGGTCTTCGTGTTCTGTGGTCTTCGTGTTCTGTGGTCTTC